ACCAATATCAGGCGTAATACCTGGCGCCACTGTGAAAACTACGTGATAGGCATCCACGCCAGCAGTCACGGCAATTGGCCCGTCCACAGAACCATCTCTCTTACGCATTGCCATGTAATGAATGCCCGCACCGAACGTCACTGGCTCAGATAGCGTCGCAATCATGTTGGTAGAATCCCATGCAGTAAGCTCGCCAGACACCCCCCATTGCGGCATATCATGTTGCACAGCAATCAGATCGCCGACACTAGGAATAAATCCCTCCATCTCAGTCTGGAATGACAGCATGCGACGGCGGTAGCGATTAGCGGCAGCCATATACATACCTTCACGCCAGGCGTGGTTACGGTCAGAGCATCCAAACAACTGACGTTTTGCAACAGTAGATTCCGTTGATCCAGGCAGCGCTGCACGTACCTGCTTTGGCTGAAACGTACCGTTGTCCCAATACTCGATATCTACAGCATCAGCCGTCTCTTCATTCGGGAATAGATACGAAAGCTTGAATGTGTTTTTGACAATGTTGCGCATGGTGAACATGGCAACCGGCGTCACTTCCGCACTATCGCGAGAAATATAGACCGCACCGCCCTGGATATAAGGTAATGCCCTACCGCAACGTGCAATTTGAGATAAAGATTCCCAGCATGGTTGCTGAGCGTCATAGATCGCATCAAAATTATCACCGCGGCTTGCCAGTGTAGTTGCCAATGAAAGCAGGCCATCTGGATCGATACGGGTGCTTGATAGCTGCATGCCATAGCTGGCCGTGCAAATATCAGCGATTGCCCACGCCGGGTTTCTGGTCGCAACGGCACTGCTCCAGGTAGTACCATTCCATGTTGGTAGTTTACGTGTAGAAACCACATTGATACGTCGACTGGACTGTGCGCTCAATTGGTTAGAGGCCCGCATTTTCAATGCCAGGACAGTAATGTTTCCATAATTTTGAGAACCCGGCATGTAAGAACGTAATCCAGCCCAGGCAATATCATTACCGGTACGGGTGTCTGTATCCTTTACACTGGTGCGCGCAAAACGCGCCTCATATCGAGCAGAGGCGACAGACGACCTATAAGAAATCCTCTGCGGTGTCGTAGTGGCCTTTGAAATAGCGTCGCCTACTACAGTCGTCCAGCTACCGACCGGAGTACCAAGATCATCTACTTCCCGTACCTGCGCAACAAAATCAATAGTACGCGCATCAAGCCCACCATTATCATTTGCATAGTAAAGGCCGCGTGGCAGCACAATATCAAATCCAATTGCATTGGCATAAGTGCCAGCCGTATTTGCAACAAATGGGCCAATAACATCGCCAATCGCTACGTTTCCTGATGTTGTCGCAGATGCAGCAGCCACTGTGAAAGTATTTGCTGTTGGAGTAGATGCAATGGTATAAAATCCTTCAGGTGCAGTGCCACTGGTAAATTTTAAGTACTTGACCTGACCAACGACAAAACCATGGTCATTGCGCGTCACAGTTATCACCGTCAGGGTCTGTGAATACGTTCCAGACACACAACCACCTTCTTGGCCAGTCACCTCGACAGAGTTGATGACATTGGAGGGATAGAGCGTAACACTCTGGTTATAGCAGATCTGGTACTGAATCTCTTCAAAAGCACCAGCTGCATCATAAATGCCACCATCCTCGATAGCAGATGACTCAATGACCGTATCTTCTAGCCTGATCTGCTCGATATCGTACTCGCCCTGCCCGACTACAAAAAGCTGGTACAAATACTGCTCATTACCGGCATACTCGGTGTATGGCTGCGCGCCAAAATCAGGATAGATCATGTTGCGACCATACATGACCGGAATAGGCTGGCCGATACGCGCCTGGTTACCCTGCCCTGCAAGATTGTAGGTAGGAGATGCCGCCTGCAGCGATTTCATCGACCGCTGTGATGCGGACGGACTTGGATCCGGTATCAGCGCATTAACCATCATCTTAAGGCCAAAGCCCACAGCAGCGCCGATGAACTCACCCATTGCAAATGTACTGCCAAATGCGCCTAATCCAACCCCTGCCTGCATAAGTCCTTGAGCAAACGCCTGTCCAATCCCTGGCGCTACGTATGCAATTGCAATCGCCAGGATAATCTTCAGCGGATTTGAACCACCGCCACCGCCTTGCGGTAGCGTGATGAAAGCCAGCGTGTCGCCATCTTTAAGCGAGCGATGCCAACCTTTGTTTTTACGCAATAATGGCGCGCCATTTAACAGGCAGATAAAGGGCTGCTCGGTTTTAGGTGCCAGCTTATCAATACGGCGGCGGCGGCGAATCTGCACCACTTTTCGATTTCGTGAAGGCCGGAACGGATTATGCGCATAGACAACGGTAGCCAGCATTATTTCACCGCCCGATAATATCCGGTCACGTTATAGGGGAACCCCTTCAAAGCACGCAGGCTGCTGAATACAACTCCGGTACCGCGTACACAATGCAGAACGCCATCATTAACCCAGACTCCGACATGTGTAGGCTGTCTTGATTGTGACATCAGCACAGCATCACCATCGGCCGGAAGCTGTATTTCAATCCAGTTATCACGCTCATCATGCTCAGTAAAAGCACGCACACAGGCCATAGTATTGAAACTATCAACATCAATAGCAGGAACATCACGCTGAAACTTTTCACGCTGTACACGCCGAAAAAACGCCCAGCAGTCATGCTCGCCATGTATCCAGGGATGACCGAGATATTCACGAATCCACATCATATTGTCAGCAGCCCAGGGAAACGCGTGAGATCGTAAACGTCACGCGGGAAAGGTTTATTTGCAAAGTCACCAAAACCGCAGCGCGCGGTGATACTGAAAATATCAGCCTCAACATCACGCACAACCATCGTGAGTGGAGGATCCATTTGCGGGCTGGATAAATCGCTTGCCAAGTATGGACGATAAGTAACTTCAATCAGATCGGATGAATTGGCAGCCTGGTCCATGTACATCAGCACCTCACGGCTGACGTTATCAATCGTGATAAGCAGTTCTGGGCTAGGGCCAGTAGTTACATCCGGCAACTCAAGATCAAAAGCAAAGCCAACGAAAGTGACTGCCGTAGATGGATCAAGCGGAGCAGAAGCCTCCAGTGTTGCCGTAATATCCTGCTTATCACGTACCACGCGCAATGGTGTTGTAAATGATGGATGACGGAACTCAAGTGTATGAATGACCACTTCACCAGCTGGAGCGCTTGCATAAGCTTCCGCTATTGCTGCAGATAAACTAGGATCAGGCACCGCGCACCTCTACCTTTGCTGTTACCTGCCAGTTTGGCCCGGATAACCTTGAATATTCGTATGGCGAAATAAACCTGCATTCATAGTTAGCAATGCCGTCGCCAACATCCACATCCATAGTGAACCAGTCTGCACCACCATGAATATCTGCATTATAAAAAGACTTAAAAATAGTCATTTCTGCGGCCGTTAATGCCCAGCTCATATTCAACTGGTGAGGCGCTGCAGTAAACCTTGAGCGCTGCCGCTGTGTACCAGACTCCATTTCAGTCCGTACAAAGGTCTGAGCAGGACTGCCGCTATAACTGGATGCTTGAGGCTTAGGCAGGGTTGATGGAAAGGCCGACATTAAAAACCTCCAGAAACACGGTTTAAGCCATAACGACGTTCGAGTGTTGGTGCAATGCCGGTACCACGAGAAATATCACGGTTCATCACGCCATACAGTTGCTCAACGATGACTTTAATATTCATGCTGCCATCCGCTCCTTGCTCCTGCTGCACGCTGGCTTTAGTACCAGCGGCCTCAAACACATTGACCGTGACATTATTGCCGCCGCCTGAAACACCAAGCTTGCCATCGCTGCCACGTGACAATGGGAGAATGGCTTCCGGGCCTGCCTCACCCATCAGACCGGTACCTTTTGCAAACGGGAAAATAGTAGGACTACTTACGATACTGCCTGAATAGGCTGAAATGCCAGCGCCGGAATAAACACCGCCATCGGCATTGGCAACCATGCCACCCAGCCAATCAGACAATGGGTTAATGACCAGGCTATCCAGTCCTTTCATAAGCGGATCCGTGATAAACCTGCGTGCGAGCATCCGCTCTATATCCTGAGCCAAACCTTGCAATACACTTGAAAA